GGTATTGAACTGCTTGTCATTACTACTGGGAAACATGTCTAATAAAGAATCAAACGTCGCTCTCCAGACCCTGAGAGTCACAAAAGATATGAAGGACTTTTTAAGTCATAGAATTGTTGGTGAACCTCCCGCCAATATTAAAATCGAGTATCAAAAAATACATAGATATAGGACCTGCGTGTGTCCTAGCACTGGACATATTAGTGAATTATGTCCATCAGGCGATTTAATATTGTCACTTGGTGCCCATCGCAATGTTATCGCAGCAGCAACCGTTTATGATGTTGTAAAGAATAAGATTAAGTCTACAACCTCGAAGGCTGGCACATCTTCAACCCTCTCAAGTCTAGGTTTGTCTGGTTTTCAAAAACCTAAGATTGGGTCAAAAAACAAGAAAACTATGTTCAGTAAGCAAAATAATAGTACGAATGAATCAGATGAATCTGGAGGGGAGGAGGGTAGTTCATTAAATGATTTACCTAAGTCTGATTTGATCAATGCCATTATGGAGCTGGCATCACAAGGAAGAAACAATTCAAAAGGAAAAGGAAAGCGCGGTGGCAAAAGGTGACTATTTGTAGTCACAATTGTTGCCGCCATACCATTTGTAGCGTCAGTTTTATACTGCATAATTAGACAATATGTATTACCAGGTGCTGGAGACCATGGCACTATGCGACAGGTAGGCTTGAAGCACGAGAGTACTCACGCTTCTCCCGACCGCTCTGTCCTGGAGAGGGAACGCCCCTCCCTCAAAGGGTGTTCAACAGGGAAGGTTAGCCGTGCTAAATGGTAAAAGCTTTCGTCATGACATACTGGGATGAACTCCAGTAAAAAGCGGTTCACATGAT